ACCGCTGTTATCCGGGCGTCGTTGTCTAAATGTTTTGGGGTTGTCAAACCGCAGCACCTGATAAGCCAGAACGCCGTCGCTGTCATAGTAATCATAAGCGCGAGACATCTTCGGCACGACTGGCAGCGCCTTTTGTTGCTGCTTGCTGATGCCAAACTTTCGCTCAAGCACGTCAGGAATGTTGCCGTTAATAGACGCTGGTTCGTTGGCGCGCACAAGGTCAATCACCCCGCCCGCAGCGCCAGTCTCGAAATCTGTCCAAACCCCTTTGCGCGTGTCAACTGATTTGCTGCCGTGGTTGCCCCAGCGGATCTCAGTACCGCGCCTGCTAGTCGGCTCACCCCAATAATGGATGGCGACTTGCTCTATGTATGCTGCAATATTTGTCATCTTATTATCCCTTTCCCCCTTTGTCCCTGAGACATGACCGGCGGCTAGGGGGGAGAAAAACCCTGCCGCCGGTCACTACCACCGCTAAAACAAGTCAGCGCCCTCGACTGATGCAGGGACAACAGCAGCCGGTGCGACTGTTGGGGTGGGTTCTGTGGCAGGTTCTGCCTTGTCTAATCCAGCCGGGCGATCAACCCAACCAGCGATTGACCATTTCGGTGAGCGAAAGGTTTGCGTTCCTTGCGCCTTTGTTTCGATCTGGATGCGATCAGAGCCGGTGATTTCAACCACTGGCACCTTGCCGGGGTTGTCAGCCTTGCCAGACAAATACGCATCGTGAAGATCGTTCATTTGATTGCGCACGATCTTGCTGCTGCTGCTCATCTCACGCAAGCCGATCTCTTTGTTGAACATGCGGATGCGAAATCCCTCTTTGTGTTCGTCGCTTGGCTTGACCGGCATTGGCTCGCCCACTTGAACAAAGCGAAAGTCTGGGCCAGTCTGGGTAAAGGCGATGAAGCCCACCTCGATTGCGTCCATATCCATCACCACTTTAAAGGGCAAATCCATTTCGGTTTCGCTCTTTTCCCAAGTCCCCTCGGATGTTTGATGCCGGTCTTGGCGCACAAACGATCCATCTTTAGCTGAGAATTTCATAATAGGCAGGAAATCCCCACCCCCGGAACTGCTAGTCTCTGTAAAACCTAAAGCCATTTTAAACTCCTAAACTTTAGAACTACCGCACGACCAGTGCGGCTTGGATCGGGAAATAGGCGCAGATATCCGCGTCTTGGGCATCGCCCCTGTCAGATCTGCCACCCTTACCCAATGTGTAATCGCCCGCAAAATCAAACCGGGCGATGTTATCCTTATATACGTTCAGCAAATATGCTGGCAAGCCGGTGTGCTGCGTTAGCAGCCGGGCTTGTATTACTTTCGACAGGCTGATCATCGCCGTGTCGTACTGAAACAGTTTTACGTTGCGATGCTTCACCTCGATAAATGCCTTGGCTTGGTTGTCCTTAAACACCACAAAATCGAGGCGATATTGTATTGGCAGCTTATAGAAATCATAACCGTGCTGCTTAAAAGCGTCAGCCAGTGCCTGTTCCTTTTTGCGGTCGGCCTCGGTTTCATACATTGGCCTAGCCATCAGCGAGGTGTTCCCTGATAATCATCATCGCCGTCATCGTGTCGCACTCCATTGCGTACCGCCAATCATATTGCTCGGCTATATCACCGCTTGGCTCAAAATCAGCCATACCAACAATAGCCGCGACTGGGAAGCGCCAGCGAATAGGCAAGCGGTCGTATTTAAAAACTAGCAAGGGCAACTTGTGTGTCGCCAATGCACTAGCGCAACACTGATCCCACCAAGCGGGCTGGATGCCAAATCCTGCGCGATACCTTTTCGCCTCAATTGAGAAGGGGAAGTCAGGCATCTCAACGCAGATCAGGTCGCCGTGATCGGCAGCGCGATACTGCTCTATGTCACGCTTGAACGTTAGGCCAAGCTCTTCATGCAACAGCTTTGCAAGCTCACGCTCAAAGCTGGCACCCTTATTCCTGCTATTAACCATTGCGGTTGACTAGCGAGCGCATAGTCTCTGCCGCCTTGCCGGTGTCTTGCTCCATCATCATCCGGGTCAATCCCTTGTCGAGTACCTCATCGGCGAGCGCAGACATAGAACGGTGCGCTGATGTGTCCAGAACAATCTTTAATTTGTCAACTGTGTCACTGCGCAGCCTTAACATTTGGTTTTTTATCCCGGCCATTTATTTAACCTTTTCAATGGTTTGTCATTTTTTTCAATAAAAATTGCTAATAACACTTGTAACACATCTATAGAATTGTTAAATAGTTATTAGTCACTAGTAATCAAAGGGAGATAAGAATGTTTGAGGTGAGAATTACAAGGCATTGGTCAGGCGATACATACAATGTTGATTTGGTATCTTGGGACAGAAACGGCAGCGGTATGCCAGTGGGCAAGGCTTTCAATGTTTCGCGCCGCAAAGCCAAATCAGAGGCCAAGCGCGTTGCTGCTTTATATAACGCAGAGATTGTCATGCCAGAGGGAGTAGCATAATGACCACATACATAGCTTATTACCGGGTATCAACTCAGCGTCAGGGCCAGTCCGGCCTTGGCCTTGAGGCGCAACGCGCAGCCGTTGCCGGTTACAACATCGCCGCCGAGTACACCGAGGTCGAGAGCGGCAAGAAAAGCCAGCGCCCGGAACTAGCCGCCGCACTGGCCGAGGCCAAGCGCACTGGCGCAACGCTGTTGATTGCGAAGCTCGACCGGCTGGCGCGTAACGTGCATTTCATCACCGGCCTGCTTGAGGCTAACGTGCCGATCCTCTGCGCTGACATGCCAGAGGCTGACCGCACCTTCTTGCAAATGGCCGCTGTCTTTGCGGAGTGGGAAGGCCGCAAGATTTCCGAGCGCACCAAGGCCGCACTGGCTGCCGCCAAGGCTCGCGGTGTCAAGCTCGGCTCTGCTGACCCTGCCGCTGCTGGCCGGGCGTCAGCGGCCAAGCGCGTGGCGCGTACCAATGTCGCCGCCAAGCAGGCTATGCCTATCGTCTCGGTGCTGCGTGAGGCTGGTGCCTCACTACGCACCATCGCCGCCAAGCTCAATGAAGCTGGCATACCCACCGCACTCGGTGGCAAATGGCACGCATCCAGTGTGCGCAACATAATGGGAGCAAACTAATGGGGTTTGATGATGACCCGCAGGCGCAATCTGCGGATTTGCTGGGCAGCTTTAAAAAGGCTGATCCATTTACCTTTGAAAACAAACTCGGCGGTTCGTCCGGGCTAAACCTTGGCGAGCCACCTATGACACGCAGCCAGAAGGCTTGGCGCAAGAAAAAGGAAAGTGTGCGCTTCGGCACGTTTAGCAGAAAGGGGCAAACTAATGGTTAAAGATACAATCGGGATGCTGTTTGTTACAGCATTTGTAATCACGTTTTTTACTAACGCCATCACCGACTGGAATTTCTGGTATTTGATGGCTCGTTTTGGGGGTGCAAACTGATGGATATTATTACACGCCAAGAGGCGATTGAGCAGGGGCTGGTTCGGTATTTCACTGGCAAGCCTTGTATTCACGGCCACATTGATGAAAGGCTTTTATCAAGCGGGCAATGCAAAGAGTGCGACAGGTTGAAAGCTGTAAGGTATTATTCTGAAAATGCCAAAAAGGTTTTAATTAGGACGCGCCAACATCATAGCATCAACAGAGACGAAAAAAATGCTAAAGCTTTGCAGTGGGCTAAAGAAAACCCAAACATTCGGGCGCATCACAGAGCGGCAAGAAGGGCAGCAATGTTGCAAGCAATTCCAAAATGGGCTGACAAAGACGCCATCCTTCTAAAATACAAAGAACGCAATTGCATGAACAAATTGACTGGGTTGCCGCATCACGTTGATCACATTGTACCACTGCAAGGCAAAAACATCTGCGGGCTTCACGTCGCTGAAAATTTGCGAGTAATCCTTGCAAGAGACAATTTAAGCAAAAACAACAACTGGGAGACAGTATAATGGTCGGGAAACTTACACCAGATAATCAGCTTTCAGCCAGCAAGACGGCTGCGCTGTTGAACGCATCACCGTGGGAAACGCGAAACGAATTGCTTGAGGCAATGATCAGCATTGATGAGGGCAACCCGCCAAAGTGGATACCACAAAATGAGCCTATGGAACTGGGCGATTACTTTGAGCCGTTCATATTGCAAAAGGCTGTTGAGAGGCTTGGCCTGACCAACGCCGAACTAGACATCACCGTGCCATACCAGCACGATTTCTTGCCGCTGGCCGCCAGCCTAGATGGTACTGGCGTTGGCAAAGGCTCAGTCATAGCCAACTGGGATAAGGGCATCTATGTGCCTCAAGGCGGGGCTATTGACATTGAGGGCATCGGCGTCCTTGAAGCCAAGCTAACGTCAGCACGGCCAGAGGAAATACCGGCACCACACCGTGGCGCGCTGCAATTGCAGTCCCAGCTTGCTTGTACCGGATACAAGTGGGGATGCGTTGCAGTGCTGTACCAAAGCATAACGCTGCGGCTGTTTGTTTATCAGGCTGATGAGGTTGTGCAGCGCCGCATCCGCG